CGACGCCATTGTGATTGCGCACGGTATTGTAGGAGCAGGAAAGGATGGGGGTCTTATAACTCGCGGCGATGGAATCGTATTTAGACAGAACACAATTTATGGCATGAGAGCTATTGCAAATGTTGCTGGGTATACGAACTTCCTTATGTCTTGGTACGAACATCGGGACAAAAACTAATGGGGCACCTAGCCAAAAAATCCGATGGGCGTCTGACACGACATCCTGATACAGGGCATTTGATTAAGTGTGTTTTTAGATGCTCTGAGTGTCCTGGGTGTGCATCCCTAACAAATAACTTAAAGGCCACCTTATCGGAGTTAAACGATAATTTGTGTCTTGGTACTTGCTTTGAAACTGGAATGGAAACAGCAAAACTTAAGTCGCTTACAATAGACGGGGTGCATACACTAACATTGTTTGAGCCTTGTTGGTGGGTAAATTTCAATATTGGAGTGCTTGAATTTGAGTGGTATCCAAGTCTCGATTGTTCAGGTTCACCAACAAGCACATCACAGCATACCGTGGGGATAGATGTTACATATAGCGAGTCATGCGAGACAACGGTAGGAATTTACAGTGACAACGACGCGCTTCAGTCAGCAATTTTCACATACAACACACTAGTACAGGCATGTGGCCCTGTGGGTTCATATGGTAACCAAAACGATTCTTGTGGTGTTTTATCACTCTATCCAAATGGTCCTTATGTTCCGGGTGGTTTTGGGATTGTTACGCTGGAGGAAATCTGATGGGATTGGGATGTGATTCAAGATTGCATTGCATCGGATGTCGCAAAGACCATATTGCGTATCAAGCGCCTAAAGTCTGCAAGTTCGTCACTGCTGAAACAGCACCTGCAATAGTAGCAAAAGCCCGAGAAGCACTAAAACCCGGCAACAAGTCGTTAAGGAACAAAACGCTTATAAAAATCCCGCTGAACGCCGTCCCAATATGCAAAAAATGCAGGAGAGCAAAGACCAACACATGCCCGGTAAAGAACGCCTATCCATGCTGTAATGGCGGCGGAAAGACGATTGTGAAGATAAAAGCGGAATGCCCTTTTGATTATTGGAACAAACCATGAGCTTTAGCAGTTTGATGAACAATACAGGGACTTGTAGCCGCCCAACCCATGTCGCAGACGGATATGGCGGATATACGGAGACCATGAGTGACATATATACTGATTTCCCTTGTAGGATACAACCTATAACTGGTGAAAAACTGTTTATATACCGCCGTAGGGGTGTTGAAACAACGCATAATCTATTCTGCGATTCGGTGTATAGTATATTGGAGAGAGATACGATTACAGTGTCTGGAAATGACTACGATGTGACTTCAGTTCGTAACATAGACGAACTGAATCATCACAATGAAATAGACTTACGAAGGGTGAAACCAGAGGTCTGATGCTACAGTGGAATGGACATGCTTTGATGAAGATTTTTGATATGAACATTATCAAGCGTCTGCATCTGTCTGCAAATCTGGTGAAGTCCATCGCATACGGGTCAATGCTTCGTGGCGGGGCGGGTAATGATGGTTCTGTCGTAAGATCGGACCCCGGCGAACCCCCAAGATGGCAAACCGGCAAACTGCGAAGTGATTTGCATACTGAGGTCAACCCCGCTTTGTACGAAGCACGGATAGGCATCGTAGACGACAATGAATATGGGCGAGCACTAGAACTGGGCAACCCTCCGTATCTAGCACCAAGACCCTTCTTGAGACCAGCATTGAAGAAGGCCAAGAAACGGGTTTACGCTATATTTGCTGCACCGATACCTGGATTGAGTAAGGTGCCAAGTGTCTAACGCAGCATTGATACAAACAGTATGGTCAACAGCACAATCAGATGCGTCTCTCAGTGCGGCGGTATCGCAGACATCGGACCTTACGAGTGGCATTTATTACAACGAAGCACCGGAAACAGCGAGAATGCCTTACGTTGTGTTCCATATTATAGCGAACGAAACTGACCATACATTCTGTTACGACTTTGAATCGACAAGCGTGCAGTTTGATGTTTTTAGTAAGAAGAGTAGTATATCAGAGGTCTCGCAGATCAGCGACAAACTGATGAATGTTTTTGATCGGGCTGTTCTTGTATATGACAACAACGATCAGATTGGTTGTTTACGGTCTTCCACAATGGGACCGGAAAAACTCAAAGACGGTTGGCGAACAATAGTAGGTTACGAAATACAGTACAGCTAAGCTGTAGGAGATTATTATGGCAAACATCGCAGGGTATAATGGACAAGTAGACTTTGGCACAATCATAGATTCCGACGTGTGCGGATACAGTACGTTTTCGTGGTCTTTGGATCAGACTGCTGACACACTGGACTCTACGGACTTCTGCTCGACTGGCTGGCGTGATTTCATCGCGGGCCTGAAGACTTGGAGTGGTAGTGTGGAACTCTATATTGATGGCACATCACGCATTCAGCCTTCTGATGTTGGTACGTCTGCTGCTATTCATCTGTACATGAATAGCACAAACTATCTGTCTGGTACCGCAATTTGTACCGGCTGGAATCCGACTGTCGCTGTCGATGGTATTGAATCACAGTCCATCTCGTTCCAAGGTACTGGCGCACTGACGGCTGTTTAAGACTGGAGATATAGATGAGTAATTTAGCAGGCTTTGTAGGAGCTTTTTACATAGGTTCCGATGCGTATACTGCTGTGTCCGATGAAGCGGTTGGTTCCGGTAGCGGGAGCGACGTGTCTTTCTCGTTGGCCTATGGCAATGTGGACACCGAGGGTCTTACTGTGTCGGTGAGTGATGCTACGCAATCCTATATTGCGGACTATGCGCTGAATCCAAACGGCACGCTTATCTTCACGACAGCCCCCGCCAATGGGTATGCTGTTGTGGCATCGTATAGGTACTACCCGAATATGTTGCAGGCAGGTGGGTTCACCACATGGTCGGCAGACGTAACGGCAGACACCTTGGACACCACAGATTTTGAGTCAACTGGCTACCGAACGTTTATGGCCGGTCTGAAGACGTGGACTGTCTCCGCTGAGAGGCACTGGAAAGACAGTCATCTGATTGATCAAGCTGGAAACCGGGTGTTGGCAAAGATGTATGCAGATGAGACCAACAGCGATTATTTCACAGGATGGGGTATTCTCAACGGTGTGAACCCCACTACACCTGTCGATGCGCTTGTAGATGAATCAATTTCAATACAGGGCAAAGATGGAATTTACACAGGATAATGAAAGGAACAGGCAATGGCTGATACACTAGGAAAGGCGCTTGAGACTCAGATGGAAATTGAGTTGGGCGGAAAGAAGTGGGCAATTTCTCCACACACGATGGGCGATCTTGTAGAGTTCGAGAAGAACGTTATTCGTACTCGTATCCAAAACTACCTTGAGTTTGCTGCCGACAACGTGGACGCAGATAGCAGGGCAAAGGCTTTAATAGAGCTATCTACGATTCGTCCGACAGAGGAAATGCTTGAACGGGAGATGAGTACAAATGATGGCGTTACATATATGTTGTGGATTGCCTTGCGTAAGACAGACCCAAAATTAACGCTGGCAGAAACTCGTAAGATGTCTGAAGATCAGGCCATGCAGGATTATCTTGCTATTCAAGCAGGGATGAATAAAGAAACCGACGAAAACCCTTTTCCGGGAGTGACGGAGGAGGAGAAAGCCTGAGATGGGACTTCGTAATATCACTTCTACAACACCAGCAGTACGGATATGGAATGTCGTTGGAAGATATTATGAATCTCACTGTTTCTCAATTCAACTCACGAATCAAAGACATCTGGGAAATCCACAAGATGTTTAATGACGGAGGAAAAGGCCGGACAAAACGTGATACGAGTAGGATGAAGGAAGTAATGCGAGGTAAGGGAATTAAGCCACCTGCGACCATCGCTGGATAGATAAGAGGTTTTGTTTTGGCACTTTCGTTAGCAAATCTTTATGTGATGATTAAAGCTCGTGGTATCACGAGGCTCAAAACCCGTCTAAACATCGTCAACAAGGAACTCGGCGCGACACAAGCCAAGATGCTGTCTATCCAGAGCACGGCTAAAATTGCGTTCATTGGTGCTGCTGCTGCCATGGGTTTCGCAATCTTCCAAGCCGCTAAGTTTCAAAAGCAACTTGCGATGGTTGCGACAATGCTTGATGAAACCTCTATGAAGTTCATGCCCGCCTATGCGACAGGACTTCGTAGACTTTCTGTTCAGTACGGCGAATCAACGGAGACACTGGCAAAGGGTCTGTACGATATTCTGTCTGCTTCTATCCCAGCTTCAAAGGCCATGATGGTGTTAGAGGCTTCCGCGCAGGCAGCGGCTGCTGGCATGACAACAACTGCTGTTGCTGTTGATGCGGCAACAACCATCGTAAACTCATTCAGTATTAGTGCAGACCGCATTAGTGAGATAAATGACAAGATTTTCCAGACAGTCAAAGATGGTAAAATCACCTTTGAGGAGTATGCCAACAATGTAGGCAAGTTGGCTGCAACAGCTAATATTGCGGGCATCACACTTGAAGAAATGAATGCGTCTATCGCCACCCTATCTAGAGGCGGTATCAATGCTGACCGTGCTATGGCCGCGTTGGTGGGTATGGTTCGGTCATTCTTGC